TTTCGGTTCTGAAGCCGTTCAGTACGGCAATCAGACGGGCCACAATCTGATAAAGCCCCGGACGGCTGGCCTCACGCCCGTTGAGCATGTCGCCGATGACGTAGAACACCCAGTGACTGACCAGACGACCACGGGTCCGGCCTTCACCGGCACCCAGCCAGGCAACGTAGATCGCCGGGGCGTTAATCAGCATGGTGCGCAGCACACTGTCGCTCCAGTCGCCGGGATGCGTCTCCACCGACACCAGTTCGTTCCCGAAATACTCCCGGATGCGGGCGATGTATGCCTGTTCGGTTTCCGTAATCATATGAAGCCCTTCTGGTTGCGCCCGAATACCGCCGCATCAGACTGCACCTGCGGTAAATCCCCGGATTCAGGAACCTCGCCGTCCGTATCCACACCGACCGGCACATTGCCGTTCATGACGTCTTTCAGCCAGGCCAGCGCCTCACGGTAACGGTCACGCGCCTGATCGGAGGCCCGCTGATCGCACAGGTAATAAAAGGCAATCGCGCAGCAGTGCTGAACAAGAACCGCCGGAACCACTGCCAGCGGCAGCGTGTAACGGGCAGACAGGTAACTGTCGATAAGCGCCGACGCATCCGTCAGCGCCCGGTTCAGCTTGCGCGTGTCCGGTTCATCCGAACGGGGCACGGCCAGTAATGGCCTGAGCAAATCCTCGCGGTAACGTGCCCGCATGTCGGTTTCAGTGGCGTAATTCATGCACGGGCCTTTCTCGCCGGTTTCGCTTTGCTACCGGTCTTTTTCCGGGGAGCATCCTGTCCGGCTTCGGCTTCGGCTTCGGCTTCGGCTAAATCTGCACCGGTCGCTGCATGAACCACACCCGCCACGGCTCCCGCATCATCACCAGGCGTCTGTAGTATTCGTACAGTGAGGCATGGCTCCGCTTCCAGTCGGGCAAGCTGCTCCGGGGTGACCTCAACCTGCTGACGTCCACGCATGAACAGGAATCCCGCACGACGAAACGCCGGACGACTGCAACGCACTTCTGCCAGCACCGTGACAGGATTGTCACCACTGACCCGAAGACCTGAATCATCTGTTGCTGCCACAGTGTGATGTTCATTCATATTTGCCCTCCGCAGGGGCCGGGCCGTAAGCCCGGCTCACCGTTTACAGATAATCCGCGACAACCAGCTCCAGCTTGCCTTTCATCTCGTTGGAGACGGTGGTGTTACCGTCCGCGAACAGCTCGCGCTCCAGCAGCTGCACCGCCTGTTTTTCCAGCGAGGTGGGGACAACAATATGGGTGGGTTTGATGCCGAGTTTGCGGCCACCGTCAGCCTTAAAGTCACGCATGGCTGACCAGCCGTGCCACAGCGCATCCAGCGTCAGCGGTGACTGCATCATGTAGGCCATCTGCCAGAAGCCGTAGCCCACATTGCGACGGGCGGAAGCACCGAACACAAACTCGTTATCAGTAAACGCACGACCTTCATCGACTTTTGTCTGGGAAACCAGTTCGGCCTTGCGGCGATCCTGATAAATCAGCGGTTTTACCGCGCGGGAACAGTCGAGCAGATACCAGGCCGGGCCGCTGTAATCCGCCTGCGCACCGACAGAGCCGGTTTTCGCCACAAACATATTGCTGACCATCTGTGCATCACCGGAGCCATCCACTTTGGGGTAAACCGGGTGTTCGGCATCAAAGAAGTTCTGGCCGTCATAGCAGGCTGCATTGATCCCGTCACGCAGCGCAGCAAAAACCAGTTCATCCGGTTGTGCCGCCGCAGCGCGTCCCATCTCCTGGAACAACGGGGAGTAGATGCCAAGGTTGTCGTCTTCGAAGTCATCGCGGCTGATGGCGACGGTGCCTTCAAAGGTTTTGTTCACGATGGCGTAGCCATAGGCTTTCATCTTCTCGATGACGCGGGAGCCGATCCACTCACGGAACTGCGGGAACTGCCCCAGCCAGCCGTAGGTGTTGGATTTCGAGGTGGACGGCACGGTCATCGCAATTTTCTGGTACTGCGACGGTGCCATGGACATCCCGGCCTGAAAATCAGAACGGTAGCCCGTCATCAGGGCGGTGATCATCGCCGGGGTAATCGGGGTAGGCATTATTGCATTTCCTCTTTCATTCTCAGGAACTCGGCTTCGGTTTTACCCAGCAGACGTGCGGCCGCGATATCTTCAGCCGACAGGGCTGCGGTGGCAGTCTTTTTGTCCGGCACGGTCACGGTGTCGGTCTGAAGGCCGGTCAGGGCCGCAACCGGCTGACGGGCGTCAAGCTGAGCTGAGAGTGCCGCCACGCCAATCTGCTGGCCGAGTCCTTCCATGTATCCACGTTCGCTTTTGAAGATGCGCCCTTCGGACTCGGCCTTGTCCAGCAGCTGCTCCAGCGTGGTACTGCCGTGCTGTGCTGACAGCGCGACGTATTCGGTTCGCAGGGCGTTATACGTCTCAACGGGCACGTATTTCGTCAGATCGATAGTGCCGCCAGCCGGTGTGTCTTTTTGGGTTTCCAGTTCAGCCGACAGGCTGGCAACCTGCGTTTTCAGGGTGTCGTGCGCATCCGCACGGGTTTTGATCCTGGTAAGGGCAGACAGCGCCGCCGTGCCCAGTTCCGGCGTAAATTCGTCACCGTCAGCCACGGTCAGACCGAGCGCCGTCAGCAACTGGCGTAATTGCTCATTCATGGAGGTATCCTTTAAAGGAGGGTTTAAGGCTTTATAAAGGTCATCCGCCGACAGTGCGGCGACAGGATTCATACCGGTCAGACCGGGGTCACCAGTAATAGCCAGCATCCGAAGTTCGACAGGTTCTCCGGTGTTTTCGTCATAGCCAATCACCGGGGAAAACCAGGGGAACTCGTTATTACGCAGATGCTCAATGGCCGGAGGGTTCCACTTCGGACGCACTTCAAAACCCCGCTCTTCACTGAAACGGAAGTTCTCCGGCGAGGCCATGACAAAACCGGCAGCCGGTGCCGCATGCCCCTCAATCAGTGACTGATGGTTGTAGTCAATCTTCACCGGCTGATTGAGTGCCACGACCCCGGATACCATGCGCTCAACGGCCGCACGGTTAATCAGCCAGCCTTCTGCCGGTTTTTCCGGGCGACCGTCACGGGCCTTTACCCGACCGGCAGGCATGATCTGACACCAGTCACTGCCCCCGTCAGTGGACAGGCTGATGGCATTCAGGATGGCATAAGCAATTTGGGGCGCGTTTTTCGTCTTCATTCCGGCAGCATAAGCCGGTGTTTTTCAGGGCAGGTTTTGCGGGATTTCAGGAAGTGTTTTCAGGGAAAATGAGAAAGGCGCTTCACGCAGATTTTAAAGCCCGTTAGAAACAGGTTAGAAAATCACGACACGCGCCTGAAGGGGGTAAGGTAATGTGTTTGTATACCTTAAACCATTACGGCGTTTCTGTGGCCTTTTTAAAGCGTTTTCTGATTTCGTCCATAATCTCCTGTTCTGCCACCTGATCAAAGCCCATATACGGACGCGCACCAATGGCCGCCGGTCCCGGCGGCATTCCGGGCAGGCCACCCCACTGATGAATGGCCGCATAAGGCTCATTTGACCCAATCAGCGCCCAGGTGTCGCCATAATCCGTGGTCAGGCGTCGGGCCAGATCGCCGTTCAGCGTCAGGATTTTGCCGGGCGTGTATCCCTTACGGGTACGCCACTTGCGGTAAGGATCTGACCAGTCATGCCAGCGTTCGCCGTCCGGCTCTTTTTCCTGTTCAAACGCCATTTCTGACGATGACAGAAGGCTGGACGCCACACTGCGGGCCAGGTCTTTTCCGCTGCCCACAAACTGAAGCCGGGCAAAGACCCGCTGGAGACGCGTAACGTCCACCACGACAGCTGCATCAATGGATGACATATTGCCTCCGTATAACCATCTGGTTAAAATAAATACAGGCCGGTGTACTCTTAACTGGTAAAGCGGCATAAACCCTCAAGGGTCATATGTTTATGCGGGTTCGACCCCCGTCACCGGCTTACAATTTACCTTCCAGTAATTCCAGCTTCCCGCCCTCTATTGCTTTTTCAATATCAAATTTATTTACCCGATAAGCATTAATCACCACATCCAGCTTATCCGGCTGACGCTTCACACCATAAGGCGCATTGACGGCAATCTTTGCCGTTCCGTCACGGGTTTCAGTGATGTAAAGCAGGTTCTGGTGGACATTATCCCACAGCACAGCATCGGGTGCGGCCAGCATGGCGGGAAGCTGTGCGAAATCTTCCGGCGCCAGGGCGATACCGTCATTCTGATGTTTCACGCTGTCCGCATGGAGCACATTTTTACCGCTCATCGCCAGCAGACGGGCCGGTGGCGTTCCCGTCCGTCTTTCCACCGCCTGCGCAATGTTTTCGGTCATAAAGCCCAGCGTACGGATATCGTGACCACCGCGCCGGGTCTTCATGATATTTTTTGCCCAGATGCGGAACGCCAGCTGCCGCTCCGGGCTGTTATTCATCTCCTGAACCACCATTTCCCGTAGCGCCGGACTTTTCACCTCGATAAGTTTGCGGATCAGCGCCTGGTCTGTGCCGAACGCCGCCGAGCCAGGGTTATATGACCAGCCCACCCCTGGTGTCATTTTCACGCGACCATTATCAAACGTGGTGGAAGTGGTGCGAAACAATTCTCCCGAGGCCTTATCTGTACCAGCATCCACTTCGCGGGTATGCATATACGATGCCCCATAGCTGACTTTCAGTCCCATGGCTTTCATTCGGGCAGCAGATAAAGCCCGAACACGGCACCGACATTCCCAGTCATTAGGGGGATAATGGGTTTGCCAGAATACATCATCGAAACGAAAAACCAGCAGATGCAGTTTTGCGTGTTCAGGCCTCGTTCTGCTGTCAATTACCGCCACATACTGCCAGAACGGATGCGTGTCCGTGTTGTTCATCATCTGCGTGTAACGCCCGGCATTGTAAGCCACGCGGGTGTTCACGTTGTAAATCAGCGCCAGACGGCGGGGACTGCCCAGCTGCACTTGTTCCGCGTTACCGGCGCTGTCCACAACAATCTGCTTTCCCCACCATCCCAGCTTTTGCAGGCGGGGTGTCAGCGTGCGGATAAATTCTTTCTGTGAAATTCCCTCATCAATAGCCCGTTGCACTTCGGCCTGTAACGTGGTCAGCACATCCAGGCGTGCCGCTTTTGCGGCCGTGAATGAGCGGGCATGAACATCCGCGTTTGTTTCGAACCAGTTCCAGCTGATATGCGCCCCTTTGGCGCGAAAGTATGCCACCGCCTCTTTTGAGGGAAGCGTGGCGGCATAACCCAAATCAATCCCCTGTGTCATCCAGCATCCCTTTCATTTCCGCAGCAAACATCGCATCACTGAGCAGCGTCATCAGGCGGGAATCATCCATTTCACGGTAAAGGGCGGGCAGGTCTGCCAGTGCTTCCGCCAGCCCCCGCGTTCTGATGGCGTCAATGACCGGCTCCAGCACCGGGTCGATGGCCTCCTGTAAGCGGCGGGCAGGCATCGCATCGCCCATGTCGTCCAGTTCATCACGCGGCGTGCTTTTCGCTTCCGGCAGTCGGGCTGACAGCGCCGTCTGTTCTGTCTTTTCCTGTTTTTCCGGTGACATCTCTTTGTCTGTCTGAGCAGGTTCATTGCCACTCTGACGGACACGGAAGATGGCTTCACCGGGGGCAGGCTGCGGAATACCGGTCTGCTCCCGTACCCAGGGATCAGGAATATCCATCCCCGTACTGAGCTGCATCACCGCACTGGTGATTTTGGTGATATCACCCGGCTCTTTTGTCTGGAAACAGATACGCGGCAGGCGACGGATATCAATGGCGTGGGCGGTGTTCAGGGCATACAGCGGATACACCAGATCGCGGTTCAGGGTTGCAGCCAGCTGACGTAAATCAGAATTTCTGATTTCCCGGCGCACCTCGTTATGCACCTCACCCAGCGAGCGCGCACCTTTGTCTCCGGCTTCCGTGGTCAGCGTGCCGCCGAGTATTGCTTTGGATATGGAACGCTCTCCCCACGAAATCATGGTTTCAAACGGATCGGCCTGACCGTTCGCTGCCGCCTGAAACTCCAGCGACATCCCGGCCGGGATGATCCCGCCTGTACGTCGCCCGATATCCATCACCGCCCGCATCAGGGCGCTTTTCTGCTCCGGTGTTGCCCCGGACGGGTATTTCCCGACCTTCATCGGCAGGCCGTACACCTCCAGAAACTCCGCCAGATCGCGCACGGAATAGTTTTTGAAGATGAACGGCCAGATAAGCGTTCTGACAAGCCCCGTCGCGCCACCGTAACCGGTGCGTGATCGTGACTGATGCACTATCCAGCCAAAGGGCTGAAACGCCACCCCGGCATGGCTGCCGTCACGCAGTCGCAGTTCGCTCAAATCATCCGGGTTAAGGCAGAAATGGCCGCTGTCACGCCATCGGATGGCGCGGATGATGTGCATTTTACCGAGCATCCCGTGCTCAATCTCCATGCAGGAATAGCCCTTCAGAATGGCATCGGTGGCATCAAACAGCATGGCATCAAACCAGTCGGCGGAATGCAGGTATTCATCGAGCATTTCCGCATCCTTCTTCTCATTCGCGCTGGCGTTCGGTGGCGGCTCAATACTCCATGGCACCCCCTGAATGGCAAGGCGTCGCTTGCCAAGCTCCGCAAAAAGGTGGGTATCCTTTTCTTCAATGTCAGCTGCCAGATCGGACTGGGCAATCAGATCGCCACGTTCAGCCCCGCGAAGGCACTGCGCCGCCCGGTTCGGGGTGATACCTGAGGCCGGATGTTCAATATAACGGCTGGCAATCTGCGGAATATCCAGCGCGGTACTCTGCATCTCCGGGTCAAAGGAGAAAGGTTTTCCGTCAAGATCAATAATGCGTCCCACTACCAGCACCCCCGATCAAATTCATGATATGCCTCATCATCACGATAACCGCCCTCCATTGCCCGCGACCGCTCCGGCAGCGCCTGACAGGCTGATTCATCCAGGATGAAGCCCTCCATGTATGACGCCCGGTTTGCCATACAGAGCGCCACGGCAAAATCGCCATGACGGCGGGCGTTCACAGCCGTTGCGTTCTGGTCCTTCGTGCGCCCCTTGTCGATTTGCGGGATACCGTTCACCACCTTCACATGACGCAAATCATCAAGCGTGGTCTGATGGCGGGCGACGAGGATGTTCTGATCCTCAAATTCGGCTTTCAGTTTTGGCATCCACTCGCCGTACCACTTCGGCGACAGCATCACGCAGTCGATGATGTCCGGGCCAAAGGCCAGCAGCGCGGCTTCGGCCAGATACCCGCCGTTACCGGTGGCGTCGAACGCCGCCCCGACCAGCGCCGGAACGCGGGTAAGGATGTACATCATCACCTGCTCCTGCTGGGCATACGGCAGGTTACGCAGCTCCACGCGAAACACCTCGCGTTTTGCCAGGGATTCGGTGATTTCCAGCAGCACAAAGCAGGACAGGTCACCGGTGCGGGCAAAGTCTTCCCCGAAGCTGAAGCGGGAACGGGGATTTAACGCCTCTGAAAGCGGTTTTAAATGTTCTTCACACCAGGTTAAAACTTCCGATTCACGCAGCCATGCGGCACGGCTGATGAAGTCGTCCGGGGCTTCAAACGTCAGAATCGGGATGTCACGGATCATCGCCATTTCAATGAGCGCGTGGGGAATATAGGCACCGCCGGATTTTTTCGGGATACAGCCGTATTCCTCGTCGGCATCCTCACGGGTCGGGGCGTTTTTGTAGAGATCATCACGCCATTTCTGCTCGCTTTCCTGCGACCATTCGCACCCGGTGACATAACAGATACGACGGTATAATCCGTCCGCAATGGCATCATCCAGGGTAATGCGGTGGACGCTGTAATCCTTGCGGCCCTCGCGGGCTTCCTGAATGTACTGATTAAACAGATTATCGACGCCATTATGCGTGGAAATAATGCGCACGCGCGCGCCCCACATGGTGAGCGCCATTGCTGCCTTGAGAAGTTCATCCAGCGACTCGTGGAACGCGGCTTCATCAATCACCACATCCCCCTGAAGGCCGCGCAGGTTTGACGGACGGGAAGACAGTGCCTGAATTTTGAATCCGCTGTTCGGAAAGCGGATCATGTAGGTCAGAATTTCTTCTTTTTTATTCCGATCCCAGAAGGTCTGCTCATACACATCAGCATCTGCCAGCTGGTTAAAGGCCCGGGAGAACAGTGCGCAGGCAGAAATATATTCCAGCGCCATCTCCTGCTTTGACCCCACATAAAACACATTACGGCCACCACGACGCCTGGGCTTTGCGGCGGTAATGACGTTACGCCCGGCTTCCGCCCAGGTCAGCCCGGTGCGTCGGGATTTCTCCGCGATGCAGACCTGACTTTCATCCGCAAACCAGCGGGCCTGATAATCCAGAAACACCGGCATATCACCGGGCAAATCAAGGCTGTCCGGCACATCCACGCCCAGCAGGGCTTTTTCACCGGACAGATCAATTTTGCGGGGAGGTGAAAGTTTTATCAGTCCCGTATCTGGTTTAACTTTTTCTTCGCCGGTTCTTTTACTCATAACTAAACCTGTCTGTTGCCATGATTCACCTCCTACGCCTTACCCAGCAGCATCTGCCTGATACGGAATTCGATCTGCTCGCTCATGCCATCCACGCCGCGCAGCTCGTCGGTGACCGCGTTCGCCATCTCTTCAGCAAATGCGGCCCGGATTTCTTTTTCACGCTTAATGCTGCGCTCGGCGGCACTTTCCGCACGCTGCGCCGACAGGAGAATGTCCTTAATGAGGCGCATATCCACTTTGCTGTCGTCGTTCAGGGATTCGGTCGCGGCACGCAGGCGGCGGTACATCAGGGCGCGGGACATTTCCAGAATCAGCGCCGTGGTTTCACCGGTCGGCTTGTCCCCCAGTTCGGCCATCATGGCTTTTGTCTGCTCGCGCAAATCACGCAGATTGCGGGCAATCAGCTCGTTACGGGAGGCTTACCGGCTGATGGCCGCCGGTGAAAGCTGCTGTTCTTCCGGCAGGCCCGCCTCACGGATCAGACGGTTGATTTCCTCGCGGATCTGGACCTGCGTCAGACGTTTTTCACGCAGCATTTCCAGCAGCGGCTTACGGATACTGTCCGGGAGCAAATCCACCTTGCGCACGCGGCCACGTGTCGGCTTGTCCATCATTACCCCCTTGCGCGTGGCTTCTTCACACCCGGAACGGTGGCACGGCCTTCCGCCACATCCTGACCCCGGCCGGTCAGCTCGGCGATGAAATAACCGTTAATGAGCGTGCGCTTGCGCACCAGTTCCTGTTCAGCAAGCCAGGCTATGTGGGTATGAACGGTGTCGCGGGATACGCGGTGTCCGTAATCATCCAGGCAGTCCTGGAGCACGGACTCGCCCAGTTCGCCGTTGTAATCCGCCAGCGACCGCAGAATGACAAGACGCTGATCTTCAGTAATGAAATCACTCATTGTGTTTTTTCCTTACAGCCTGCTCCAGCAGCAGTTCGTTCTGATGAGAGACGGATTTCAGGGTGGCGTTGGTGGCCTTTAGCTCACCGCGCAGGGTGGTGATTTCGATATTGAGTCTGTTCACCTCCTGCTGCGTGGGCAGGCCGGAAATCCGGCTCTCCACCCGTTCAACCCGATCGGAGAGTTTTTCAAAGGCCTCGCGGGGGACGAAGGTTTTGCGCATCAGCGCCATGAAGATCCCCCCGGCCGTGGCCGTTGCCGACAGGATCGGCACAACATAATCTTTAACGATGCTGACCCACATGACCGGCCTCCATGATGTTCTGGCAGTTCACACAACGGATGGCATCCGGCACGGCAACCAGACGGGCAGCCGGAATGTCACCCCCGCAGTCCGCGCATACACGCCTGCCCGGTGTCTCCGCCACCCGGCGCTTACGTGTCAGCCGGTCACAAAGAGCACGTTCTGTTGCCCGCTCCATGACTGCCTGAGCACAATCTGAATCATCCATACCTTTTTCCTTACTTCGTCTTTCCTGCCGGAACAGCAGTCGTTCCGGCCATATCAGTAAATTCATGTTGTCGCTGTGTCTCCAGACGGCGGATACTGGCCTTGTCCACGTTGCAGTTCTTAATCACCGTCAGCAGTTGCAGGTTGTAAGTGACCGATGCGCCAAACGTGAACGGCTCCGGCGCAGGAGGGACCAGGCAGTCAGCCAGCCATTCAGCGGGGATCGGCACCGGCTGCACAGGCACGTATTTCACAGACGGCCCGCCGCACCCTGTCAGCCACATCATCAGGCACAAGTACAGAGGCCGCAGGCACCGTTGCCAGCGACCGGCGGACAAGGCTCTGCTGCTCCTCGCTTTGCTGTGTGTTCTGCTGTTTTTCATCCGTGGCCGCCTTACTGATTTGTGAAATGAGTTGCAGGGTGCGTTGCTGATTTGCCAGCACCAGACGGGCTTCGTCCCGTTCACGCACAAGCACCCGATTATTGTCCTCAAGGCGCTGTGTCTTCTGGTGCATTCCCCACACCACGGCAGCCAGCACGGCCATCACGCCCAGTGCTGCCATACAGCCTCCGGCAATCAGGGCCGGTAAGGGATTATTCACCGCAGCCACAGCACACCCCGCAGCACCACAACGAAACACAACAGCGCAATCATGAGCGGTCGCCAGTAACGGTTCAGACTTTCGGCAAATCGTAACGACATAACCATTCATCCGCCGAACGGCGGGCCTCAAGACCGGGGAGTTTTACCCCCTTTGAATAAATCCAGCGGATATACTGCTTACAGGACGCGGGCATCTGCCCGGCATTGATAAGGCGCAGGAGCGTGGAGTTGCGGAAATTCGTTTCACCGGCCCAGAAAATCCAGGACGCCAGCGCCACCGTCTGACCACGGGTAAGCGGCACCTGAACATGACGATCGATAGCCGCAAAGGCCCATTTCATGTCCTTTTCCAGCAGCTCCAGACATTCTTCATCGGTTTTTGTCATACCCGGTTTCACATCCGGGCCGGTATGGCCGTAGCAGATGGTGGGGGTGCCGGTGGGGTCGATATACGTGGTGTTTTCTTTCCCTTCCCAGTAGCCGGT